TAAACTTTCACCCATCCATTTTTCTTTTCCCATTTCATATGCTTTAAAACCTAGTCTTGAATATCCTCCTGTAATATGTTTTACTACAACGGAGTTTATTGCATTTGGTACACCAGCTTTTCTAACTGTATCACCAATATCATTTAAGGGAATTGAACCTGTACCTCTTGCAGTTGGATCATCTGGTTGGCCGAGAAGTTCTTTTTGGCAGACATCCCGAGTGGTTTCATTTGAAACTCCCCCTACCCATGCTCTTATAGGTCTATTAAATTTTCTGCCTTCCCACCACATTGGGTATTTACCCGTCATATGGTATGCCATTTCCATGGCCCCGCAAAAGGACTTCCCAACCCTATTACCAGCCATTAATAATCTTTGACTAGCTAATGTGTTGTGAAATTTTTTTTGGTAATCATAGGGATCGTACTCTTCCATACGATTAGTAGCTTTTCGCCTTTCTAGTTCTTTAGCAATTTCTATTGCTCGTGCTAGACTTTTTTCATCCATTTAACCAATCCAATTTATAATAGCCCGTAATGCTAATATCGCATATACCAATTCCATTAAAGTTCTTGGTATATCTTTATCTCTTACACCCATTATTACCCAAAATAAAGCCGAAAGACAAGCACTACCCCATCCTATGGACTGAACCATTGGATTACCAAAGTAATCGCCGTCTGAAAGCAGATATACCCCCAGCATGGCTAAAAAAAAGCCCAACCAACGAAAATTAGTCAATTCGAAAAGAATTATGGATTTCATATAGAGGTTCCTCCATAATTATACTCCTATTTTAAGATTAGTTTTTTGATATGTTTTTTGTCTAAATATATCTCAATTTCAGCTTCTGATTTTAGACATTGATACCTAACATTACCACCAGATTTTAATTGGCGATCTGCAATTCTTTTTCCTTTTAAACATTCTGACATAGAAGGCTGTATTCTATGTTCTTGTATTTCGTTATTCACTATCATTAATAATGCTATTACTGTTTCAATCATTCGTGGCTCCCATT